GATCTCGGATTCGTGTATCCGCTGTGGCATCGATGAACCAATCCGCATTGAATGTCGCCTTCGCTCCCGCCGGGACGATGATGTTTGTCGTGATGTCGTTGGCCAAGCCGACCGCCTTGAAGTTCACGAATCCGGCCTGTCCGGCGATGTCCGTCCAGGAGCCGGATGCGGTCGCACCTGTGAAACATTTGAATGTGATTGTCGCGCTCATTCTAATTCACCCAGTTATTGTATTCCTTGATTGCTCGCTCCAGGTCGAAGACGTCATTCTTGAGATTCTGTTCGGCGCGGAGCATGAGGTTCTCCAGTAGACGGTGTACCCTCGCTCCTGGAGATCCGTCATATGCGCGCTTTCGAAGGAGATGCTTCGCATCGAGAATGAGTTCTCCGACTCGGATGGACTGTGAATCGACCAAAAGGTCTCCGACTAATACCGTCTCGTCATGTTGGAATGTGTCTGTCTTAGACAACTTCTTGCTCGACATAAAGTTCCTTATGATCCATCGTCAGCCCATCATAGACGGACTTGACGCCTCGGATGTGATAGCGTGTGGATACAGCCGTGGATGTGGAGCTTCCAAACAGCAGGATGTCGTCTTCTCCGACGAGCATTGTACTGGATGTGTAGACAACGGCGTCGTAGGCAATCTCCTTTCCGGCGAGGATGACGGATTCTCCTTCCTTTCGTCCAATCTGGAAGAATCCCCTGTATCCTGAAGTAACCTGCTGAGTAAAAGTTGCATCGCCGTAAGAATCTTGCGTGCCGCCACTGGTTCGCCGCACACGGGAGAATTGCTGTCGAAGTCGATTGGGGATTGCATTGAAGAGTGGCATGTCATAGCATCTTCGCGTTCATCACGTGTCCACGCGCCGAAAGGATCGCGTTCGCTTTCATCTCCCACTTGTCTATCTGTCTCTCGATATCCCCGAAATCGTAGGAGGCGTCTCCTATGCTCACGGAACGGAGTCCTTCCTGATCGCTTGCGCGCTTGATCATGTTGGCAATCTCCGCGGCCGTAAGCAACTCCGTGGCATATGCGATATCGTTCGGTGTCGGACTCTCCCCATGGGTGTAAGTGACCTTGACGTTCTTCCGTCCTGGACTCGGAGCTTGATTGTGAAACCAGACATATCCCTCGCCGCCATAGAAGAGAGCGTCCTCCGCGTAGCCGGTCGCGAGACTTCTCCAATCGGTCGACGATAGGCCGCCATAGTTGACCTGCAACGAGTCGACGCTGATGACCGGACGGTTCGACATGAAGAAGGTTTTCTGTACATCCTGTGGAATGTAGACGGCCTCCCCATACGCGAGGCGCGTCTCGTCGAACGTATCGAAGTACTCTGTGGTTGTAGCGGNAGACCATATCCTACCAGTCGTCTTCTCGATGAAGTCTTCAACTCGNGCGATGATGTTGTTGACTTCCGTCTGTGTCGGATCGGTCGTACTGCTAAAGGTCGTTCCAAGAACCGTTCCGACATTCGTACTCGTGGTGTATGGCATGCATCAAAATCTTGCTGTATTCAAGTGGCAAGTTGTGGCTCCGCCAGCGGCTACGATGGAAACGCTTGTTGCTTTGATGAATAGACGTTCAATGCTGTCAGGCAAGACACGCAAATTCAACTGTTTCGCATCGGCCCCAACTGTGAGTTGGGCATTTGCTCCAGTGAAGAACGTGGAGTCAGCCACCGAGGAAGCAGTCCTTCCGTTGAAGGCCACCCAGAGTGTCGGGGCACGGTTGCCTCTATTATCCACCTCAACGTAATCCACAGTCGGTATCCCGAGTCCACCNTGTCCTTTGCCGTAACTGCCNAGAAGAAGCCTTCTGGCTGTACTCACCACGGCAAACTGGACCGTTCCCGACCATTTGCTGACTACATCTGTCCGTCCCATAGGATTCTCACCTCACAGGAACGGACTTAGTAGCCGAACGCGATCCATTCCGCACGGACGCCCGTAAGAGCCGAGGCCCATGTGCTTGTCGCTGCGGATCCACCGGCCGTCTTCTTGTTCGCTTGCCACGCACGAAATCGAGCCTGCGCTCCGTTCGGTGTAATCTTCTGGAAGACGACATATGTGCCGAGTCCGGTCGTCAGGCTTGGATCCAATGCGTTGTTCCTACCGGCGAACCCACCATCGACCGCAAGAGCGAACTTGACGGTACGGGCGAATCCTGTATCGAATGCGAAGACCGCGCTAGACGTGGTCGTTCCTCTGGCCGTTCCGATCCGTCCGTAGACGAATCCGAAGTTCTGTAACGATGCATCTGCTGGCATTTTGTTTTTCTCCTATCCCTTCACAGGGGATTTGGTTTCCTATGCTTTGATTGGGACTCTGAAAATGGCGAGTCCCACGAACGTTCCTAAACTGGTTTCCTTGCCCTAGGCCGACTTGTCGATGATCTTGAAGTGCGTGTTCCACTGGCGGAAGACGAGTTCCGCTCCGAAGAAATACGCACCGATCCGACGCATCCGGTCTAGCAGGAGCCAATCATCCCGCTGTGTCTCGAGGAACAGCGTCGGCATGGCCACCGCGACATATATATGCGGCAGGTATAGGCCGAAGATGTCACTGAGTCCGCCCGTTGGACGGTTCGCCCAGAGAGCCCGCGATGTGAAAATCGGCACGCCCTTGTAGGATAGGACTTCTATCCCACCCGGCACGCCCACATCACTCGCGCGGACGACCCCGTTCAAAGTCACCCGCATTGGTGCCTTCGACACGAAGCGTTCCCTTGCCTCGAGCTTCGCGCTGATCTCGTTTGCCGTGTCCGGACCCGTCAGTAGAATCAAACCATCCCGGCTTGCGCCGTTGAGTTCGACCTGCACGAGTGCGTCATCGATATCCTTCAAGGTTAGCGACTCTAGCACTCCTGCGTTCTCGTCGACCACAGCATCGTAGGGTCCGTTGCCGTATCCCGTCCCAGCGAAGCCACTCCTTCGAAGTCGCTGCGCGTAGGGATAGATATCGGCTGCGGTGGCACCCGTCAGTCCGCCGGAAGAGACCAAGAAGGTCGCCTCTGCGGATGAAGACACCATCCGGTACAAGGACTCGATGACGAACGTCGCGCCTGTCACCGTGTTCACGGGACGGACGAGATATTCATCGATCGAGCGTCCGAGGACCTTGCCCCACTTCTCCCGTTCGATGGCCCAGCGGTCGATATTGTCGTCCACCGTGCCACGCCAGAGAGACTTCTCCGTGGCCGCGAACTTCAGGTTGTGGTACTTGATGTCGTACTCGATGATTCCATAGGTTGCATTCGAGGCCGCCATCAGGTTGCCGGTTTCCTGAAGTCCCGTGGCTTCCGTGCTGGACAGGTCGACGAAGCGAAGGCCGCTCTTCGGGCCCCATGGGACCTTGTTGAGCAACGAGAACACATTTGTCTCGTAGTTCATCCAGTCCTGCGCGGGTGCGCCATAGTTGATGTTTCGAACATTCGCGTCGGTCGAGAACATCTCGGCTTTCGCAAATAGTCGGTTCGCCCAGTCGCTGCCGTACCAATCGCGGAAGAGCTTGCGCGCTTCGTTGATGCGTCTCGGATTGTATGTCAGATCCAGAAAGTCTTTGAAGGTCAGTTCAACCATTTACGTTTTCACCTCCTTTCGGTTTGTTTGACTCCTATTGCGTAATCCCATATTCCCTCTGCAACTTGCGCATACGCGCGTCGAACGAACCAGCCCGACCGGCGCCTTCCCAGTCGACGACGTCGACAAGTGGGCCGTTCATCGGTTCGGTCGCCACGGTGCGTTTGTCCGCCTGTACCTGTGCTTCCACGGGTTTAGGCGGTGCGATTGCGAGGGTATCCTTGAGTCCGGTGATCTCCTTCCGGTACTCGTCCATCGTTCCTGCCAAGCTCGTGATCTGCGCCTTCAATTCGTTGACTTCCGCCTTCTCCTTGAGGGCGTGGATCTCGTCCATCGTTCCCTTGATGGACTTCGCGAGTCCCAGCACGCTTTCCCTGAGAGATCCCAGCTCAGCCTGGGAAGAGTCCTTGGCCGTTTCCGGCTTCGACTCTTCGTTCTTTCCTTCCGGCCCAGCCATCTCCGATGCGATTCGCTTAAGTCGCTCGTCGAAGTTCCCGACGCCGCTTCCTGCGGATTTGTCGGTCCAATCGACGAACTCCGTCGGCTTTCGCTCCGGGTCGAATGTCACGGAAGTCCTCGTCTCCGATGGCACCGACCCGCTGATGACGGGATTAGGTGCCCGGACGAGGGTATCCCGAAGACCCGCGATCTCCTTCGTCGCGGACTGAACGGCGGTGAACGCCTGTGTCAGTCCAGCGATCTCGGAGCGCAGCGTCTCGAGTTCCGACTTCGGCGCTGCCGGAATCGGTTCCGTTTTCGCCTCGACCACCGGTTGTGGAGGATCGGCGGGCTCGGTCTTCTTTTGTTCCTCTACCATGTTCTTTCCCTCTACCTTTGATTGGGATTTCTCTTCCATCGGGACGCATTCACCGTCGACCATGTGGTTGCCTTCGGGACAGTCGCCTTGATGCTCTGCCTTTGCGGCCGCCTCGAGTTTGGCGATGCGTTCCGCGAGTTGCTTGATTGTGTTGTCATCGGTTATCATGCTGTCTTCTCCCTTTAGAATCTTGAGTGCTTGTTCCGTGAACGTCGGACAGTTGAGTGTCTTGTTCTTCTCATTCGTGATGAGTGAGTGTAATCTCTCTAGCCTGTCTTCGGCGTAGGACTTCTTCGGCGCGTCTACCTTCGACTTGATGATGTTGAAGTAGCTTGCCTCATTCGCTGGGTTNGGTACGATACTGATTTCGTGCAGGTCGATTCGGTCTATCCGGTTGTAACACNTCTCATCCGTCGGGCATACCTTGACCGGGTCTCCGATGACCTTGCCACCGATGCTGAATGATCTGAGCTGGCCGTTCTCGATGCCGGTCCAGACCTCGTTCGCGATTTCCGTATCTTTATACATGCGGACGGCGACGTTTAGTTTCCCGTCCTTGACTCCAGAAGTGTATGTGGATCCGTCCTTCGCGGTGTATGCCGGGACGACCTCTCCGACTGGGATGTTCTTGTGATAGAAGAGGACATGACCCCTATTCACGTATGATTTGAATGCCGTTCTAAGCGCCTCTTCGGTAATGAGTTCGTTATCGGCGTCCACGACGGAAACAGATGCGGCCCCGAAGATGACGCGATCTTCCTTCATGATTGCCTTGAAATCCACCCCTGAGAAGACTTTCATAGGGCTCCAAGCACCGTTCGGGTATTTTTCATAACGGCGAAGAACGGATGCCCAAGCGATGCGCGAGGCACCGAGTTCATCGTTCTTGCCGAACGATTCCTTGAAGGAGTCGGACCAGAGTTTTTTCGCTTCATCCGGTAACTCCTTGAACTCGTATCCATCTTCGGACTTGCCCTCGACTTGGTGCATGATGGCCGCGCAGTAAGCGTTGGGATCTTCGGCATCCTGATTGGATTGGACGCAGGCGTCAAAATCCGCGTAACCTGCAAATGGACTCATCTAGTACTCCGCGATACTATGGAATGTGAAACGATCTTGGCATTCGCATGTCGGGCATCCGACCTTGGTTCCCGGTGAGGAAAGAGTGCCGCATGCGCCGCACCTACGCAATAGGAACGTCTTGAAATGCTGTGGCCGATCCATCTTTGTGGACTTGGATAGTATTGGTTCGTCTGCCATTTTAGTCTTGACTCCCCATGATGTGACCGTTCTCGCAAACGGGTCTATCTGTACGCTGCTTGTACGATCGGATGACGGAGTTGCCAGCGCCCGGTCCAGAAGGTACGAGATATGACGTCTCGGTCTCGTTCGTCCACTTCTCGGAACCGCACGCGGAGACGCCCATGCGCTTTACCCTGGCCGTGTTCCATTCTCCCGTGACTGAGTCTTGGATCTCGCCTCGGGTGACATATTCCCTCATGACGGGTTGGATGCAGATACGGCGTTCTTTCATGACAGGTTTGAGTCGAGTTCTCTGTTGACTTCCTCGAGGATGATGTTCGGTATTTCCGGCATGACTCGTTCGATCACCGGCAGGACGAACGGCCTCGGTTCCATCTTGCTCGTGCCGAATTCCAGCATCGCGGCGTATGGGACCATGCTTCCTGGCCCGCCAACGGCGAGTATCACATTCAGCGGTTCCACGCTCTCGATTCTGACGCTTCGTCGCAGCTCCCCTGTACGTAGGTGCGGCGGCGTGAATGGAATACTTGGAGGCGGGAAGGAATCGGAGATGGAACTCTGAATTTGCTCCACCGCCTCACTGGCCGCGACCGTTAAACCGCGCGTGATGCCCGGTTCGGTGTCTTCCGGGAGCCGATCCAGTTGCTCTAGGACCGTGTCGAGTCCTTCAACATGGACCGAAAATGATACCATCGGAAAGAAATCCGAGAAGAAGATTCCTTTTCGGAATCTACTTATCAATCACTCGAATGGTAGGATTACTTAAGAGTATGCCTAGGAACTCAGGAGTTCGCCAATATCACTCGACGGGTATCACCGCGATTTACACCAAGATCGTCAATCCCGCCGAAGAACATGTATTTCACGTTCGTAGAACTCGAATCGAAACAAGCATCCGGACCTTTGCGGCAGGTCAAAACGGAGAGCTTTCGTGGTCCTGGTAAATCGCCAGATTGAACAGGATATGTGTAAATTATTGTTGCGGCATTGGTGAAGTCTACATACATAAGATCGTTGTACACTGCGCCGGCCTCACCACCCTGGATTACAAAACCATTCCACGAATTGGAAGGATTCTTTCGATAGGCCGCGGCCATCAATTGCCTCGGCGCGGGGGTCGGCGAGATTTCCTGCCATGCGAAACAATCAAATATTAATAGTCCTAATTCATTCACATCCCATTCTATTACTGTTGGTTGTCTAACAAATCCGACACCGTATTTTAGACCCCCCCATATCATGGCCGCATAGTGTTCGGCAGATGTGATTGGTTTGACCGTGTCGATTGGTTCGGATTGTGCGTGCCCACTTCGTCCACCAACGACATCGTAACACCAGCTTAGGAAAATTCCTTGTTCCCATTCACGTTGTGGTGTGTTACCGGGCTCACCTAATGGATGGTCATTGCAACCATATTCTTGTGGTTCGTCTAATTCATTGTATGGATGATCACAGAATACCCAAACATCATCCAAAGTCTGTCCGTTCCATCCGCCATACATCAGAATTCCATTGAATTCCCAATCGCCGGCACCAATTGATGTGAAGCGCGAACATCCCATATTAGAGCGTGGCGATGGTCCTGCTAGATTGCCCTTAAACTCCCACTTGTTCTGAAGCATGTTATAGATGTTGAGTTCGTTCGAGAATGCGGTTCCAGTCCAACCACCGAAGAGGATTAGATTCTGACTTCCGTCATTGAGACCGTAATCCTGATCATGTGTACCGCTCCACGCGAGACATGCACCTTCCCGTGGAGTCGGATAACCCATTGTTTGCGTTGGAAGAAGTTGCGTCCAACGGTCATGGGCACTCGAAGAGACAATCCGAAGAAGACGACCATTAGTAGAAGATTCGTCCCAAACATAGATGGCTTGGCCCGTTTCCTTGTTATTTAAAAACTTACTGGGCACAGGAAATTTCGTATAGGCCGTCGTCCCGCCAGCTTGCGGGGCATACAACTGGTCAAAGGTTCGATCTTCCCATATTGCGCTGGCGAATGCCTCCGCATAGATGGACATCAATAGGGTGGCTACCACGATTGCTAATACCATCGATAGGTTGCGATGTACTTTCATGTACGATGCCTTCTCTTGACCGTGAAGGCCTAGGCTATATTAAATGCTTACTTATCCCGATATATACTTTCGCGCATACGGTTAGTCCCCATCCAGATTTTGTGTTGAGCCATGTTGACATCAGTGATTCCTCAGTATTTCGGATTCCGGCAAAGATTCCTCCGGACCATAATAAGGGGCAAACGCACAACGGCAGTTGGCATGAGCTGGTATGACCCCATACCCATCCTTCACTAAGTAAACTTCATTGGCGAAGGGGAGACAGCGTATTGGGTCTGTCCTCTCGTCAACGGTGACGATCCTACGCAACTTCGGAATGTCGAACTCCTCATATGCCTTGATGCGCCCGGTGATGACGTATGCGGCCGTATCCGTTCGCGCGATGCGCTCCCACATGTAGTCGCTAAAATGCTCTCTTTCCGGGTCTAGGGCCTCGGCGAGTCGGCGCGCGAGGATACGCGTGGTACAGCCTCCAGAATCGATGCATACCTGAGTGATCTCCTTTATTTTGGATAGGTAGGTCTGCTTGTCCCCGAAATATAGGACGTTTTTCATGGCGTCTTGCGTGCGCTCGTAGAACGCCTTGACCGCTGCCGTATCCTCAGCGTCGAAGGCAACGGTCACATCCTGCTTGTTGATGTCTGCGAGGCCCATGCTCATACCCATGCGATAGAGTCCGATAGCCGCGTTCTCAAGCATTGGGATCGCGTCATTCGCGGCCATCCTGAGAACCTTGTTGGATCTCGATACGACGGCGTCTCCTATTTCTTGCGTCATCGGTTCGACCGGCCCTGGTCCCAAGATGTCATCTAACTCGACAAGTAATCTATCGAAGACGAACTTGGCGACCGCGTCTAGGCGTTCTTTGTATTGCTTATCCACGGCCCTGAGTTCCCGCTGCCAACGAGAGACTTTTTCGATGTCGGATTCCCCGATTGGGTCTTGTGTGACGGACTTCTCTTTCTCTGAATGTAGATGTCGGAATTCGGTTTTTTCTATGTCCGACGGTTTTTCTTCCTCATCTTCGGATGAATCACCGCCGAATGGATTCATAGCCGCTTGCTCGTCAAGCATCTCTTGCTGTTTCTCGTCGCGCATCTTCTGGGTGTTCTCGCCAGTGATCTTCACGGAACCATCTTCGCCTATGATGATATCCAACCCAGCATCCACGGCCGTCTTGGCGGCTTGCATTTGGATGAGCTTCGTCTCCCAGAGTTTGCTTTCTTCCTCTTCATAGGCGGTCTCAAGGGTGAACTTCCAGTCCTTGATTTCTGTGAATTTCGACTTCAGGAATCTATCCCATGCCTCTCCCAACTGGACTTGGATCTCTTGGATGGCTTCTTGGGACACGCCGCGCGAAACGGATTCCTCTCCAGAACTTCCGAGTTTACCGCTTGTCTCCACGCCGATGCTTGCCGGGTCGACACCTAACGTGTAGCATATCGCCTTGAAGTAGAACTCCTGGAACTGTATGCTTCCTTGGATTAGCGGGGTGTCGATGCCACGGACTACCTCGATACCGACGCTGCCTTCCTTGCTTCCCGCGAGTGGCATTGGAATCGGGATGTGCATGTCCGCCATCGTGTTGAACTTCTTCGCCTCCTCGTATTGTTTCAAGAAGCGATTCACTGCTTGATCGTCGACACCTTTGTAGATGAATATATTCTTCGGCGTCTTGGCCTTTTCGAAGGAGTCCTTTTGGTATGTGTCGATCAGGGCCATTGCGGTGATCTGCGTCTGAAGCGCCCAGAGCTTCGGTGTGCCATAGAGCCGTGTGCCAGTACCGAAGAGATTGTCATGAAGCACTTCCTTCGCCGCGAACGCCGCCATGACGGCATTTCCGTACAACTGTCCATAGGCAAGAGATTGTAACGTGCCTCCATCGTTATTCGGACAGGTAGAACCGGCCGGATACTCATCCTTTGGGAATAGTTTCGTCTCGGTTCCTGGCTTCTTGGTATCTTCCTCCGTCGGGCAGAAACTATCCCCTCCCAAGCGGCCCTTGGCGTCCGCATAGATGCGCATGTACCGCGCGTCTTCCGGCCAGACCTCGAGTGTCGTACCGGAAGTTATCGCGGTGACATAAAAATCATCGAAAGTGAGAAGGTCCGTCGCGTTGCGCTTGAGGATGTCTAGCATGGAGAACTGAGGGTTCGGATGCTCCAAGAATGCGTTGCATCGAACGAGTTGCTCTCTATCAGGCTTCTCCAATTCTCCTTCGCACTCGGGGCACTTCTCGGAGATCGGTAGATAGGCGTATTCGGCTTCGCATTCCTCGCAGCGATATTCGTAAGATGGCTCCCAACGGAAGCCTTTGCGTATGGATTCCCGGACGAGCTTGTCTCTGCATGTCCTGACGACCCAATGCTTGTCCGATACGGTCTGGAGGACGAAAGGATCGTATGGCGTCTCCTGTAGGAAGCCGTAGGTAGTTACGGCCTCTGGGACGATGGAACGGGCTTCCTTCTCGATGACGCGCCCCAAATCGATGCCAAGGCTCTCGAGAAGGTTCCTAACACCTGGAGGCGCTCTATCGACGATGGCCTTCGAGATGTCCGCACTTGTCGGTTCACGACGTTGAAAAACAGACGCTACGCTACGAGATGTCTTCGCTAGAAGGGCTATGCGCTTTCCCATGAATGCGAACCCGGGCGGTGGAATAAAGGCGCGGCGGGGGGNGAGCGAGAAGCCTTAGTCTGGGAGACGAATGGAAGCACTACTTAAGCGTTCTTTACTCATAGCCACGATTCACGACCGAGATGTAGTATGTCCTATTGCTTGGAGATGGGTTCGGATTGCGTCTAGATGGCTCTTGCGTCCTGGACCTAATGCGGTACTCGAAGTGATATCTGTATGCAACCTGCCCGAAGTCATCACGCCGGATGTGATTGTAGACGAGTCCATAGGTCATGTTGCAGACGTATGCACAGGATGATACGCTCACCCACGTCGCCCGCGTAGATGCGAAGGACAGGATCCTCAGTAAGTCGTTCTCAAAGTTTCCGTAATTCACAATCCTTGCACTCCCATCGCTCAGAGGCGATACGTCTAAGTTCGGCCATGGCCTCTGGCATATCAAAGATGTTCGTCATGTATGCTTTGAAGATTATTCCCGATTGCTCCTTGTGATAACTGCATGTCTTGTCCCAATGGATGTCGAAGACGTGCCAAGCTTCGGCATAGGAGGCCTTTGTCAAAGTAGGTTCCTGCGCTCCTTCGCCATGTGCTGGATGTGCGCCCTCGCGAAATCGACACCCTTCTTGTCACGATTATACTTCGATTCCCGATAGAATCTGTAGGTCCACGTCAAGGCCGGGTCTTGGTCATACCAGAATGCATCCCAGTGGTCTGTAATCGAGAGCCAATGAGCATAGTCCTCGCCATGTTTGTTTGCCTTTCCATCGTAGCCATCATAGACGTATGTCATTGGTATCTTGTCGTAGACGCTCGCGCGATACATCGAATTCCCGGGTATGTAGGATTGCTCGCATAGCAGACGGTAGTCGTAAGGCCGTAGAATGATCGGGATGACGTGCGGCCTTGGATGATACACGAGTTGGAGATAGTTATCGTAGAGGACGGCGATTTGCGGCGGTAATTTCTCGAAGAATTCTACTCGGTTCTTCTCTCGGTCTGGATGGAAGATATCGTCCGCGTCTGCCTTGGAGAAGTAGATCGTCTTGGGATCCGCGATGCCTAATGCGGCATCTAGCGCATAGGCCGTGCCTTTGGGTTCCGGCCTACGGGCGGAGAGTACATTATCGGGATTCTCTTCTTGTAGTTTCTTGATGATGCCTACTGTTGTGCCGTCTGATCCGTTATCCGCGATGACCAGATCCAGATTCTCATAGGATTGATTGGCGATTCCTCGAGCGGCAATCCGGAACCACTCCGGCTTTGGATTGAGACATGGCATGAGAACGGAGACTTTAGGCGTGGTCACTTTGATAAGTCCTCCATGCGCGATTCTCGTTTTCCTCTAATCCAACGGACTCGATTCCAACTCAATACTTGCGATATCGATGCTGTATTGCCTTTATGCTCAATTTCAATAGTGTTTTTCTGCGCCATCATTATATTGTCGCATCTCCATCACTTCTCCATGAAAATCTCGAAGTGGACTCATTATGCCGTCGGCGTGAAGACACGAGAAGACGCCATTGATAAGATGTACACAACATACGACGCGCATCCTGGACATCGGCGGTTGCCATCGCGGGAAGCGTTCGAAGTTTACCGTGTGAAACGCACACCGCTTGGCGCATGGATCCTATTCGTGCGGAGGAAGTAATATGCGCTTCCACTTCGGCAAGTGCGGAGCTGATGGAACCTACTTGGGTTCGTATCCAGCGCATGCGCACACGAACGGGGAGAATGCCGGACTCATCTGCATTGGTTACAAGATCATCCGCTATTGGAAGCGGCATCCGGCGTATGGATATATCCATGTCTTCCGAACCATCTTTCATGAGGTCGCTCATCTTCAAGTTCCCAATGCGAAACACGGTGCGGCCTGGAAGGAACGTGCTATTGCGCTTTGCGCGTCTCGCTATTGGCTTGGACCGGAGATGAAGAAGACAGGGTGGCATCAGACATCAAGATAGAACATGAGCCAGAGATGCGGACATGTATCCGACCATTTCAAATCTGGGTTATCGCGCATCATGATCTCGCGATAGAACACGCTCTTGTGGTCAGGATCGGAAATGTGTGTTGATGCTGGCACGGAGATAACGAACCGCCCACCCTTCTTGCAGAATGCCGTTGAGTTGTTGTGCGCGCGCTCGAGCGTATCCGGCAGAAGGTGTTCCATCGTCTCCATGCAATAGACCGTATCGAATTCTCCCTTCATCGGTAACTTGGAATCGGTGATGTCATCATAGAAGAAGGTGGCGTTCTTTATGCCGAGTTCCTCCGCTTTCGCGTTCGCCATATCGATATTCGCATTATCAATATCCGTGCCTATGAACTGTTTATTAGGATTGTCACGCGCGGCCGTGAGAACGAATGTTCCATCGCGACAGCCGATGTCCAGTACCTTGTCACCGAGCATGAGTTCCATGGCCGATCGTAGACGACCTTGCGCGGTATCATCCAAGTGCCATGTTCCGGATGTGATCCACTCCGTCATGGCTTTCCACGGTACTTCTCGATCACGCGGCGCACCTGCGCGCGGCATGTGAGGAGGTCGGAGGCGATGTCAGGCCGCGCCTCGGGGGTCATGGGAGGCATGC